AATGATGCCAGCTGATGCTTACCGTTGTTATTTGGCTCTAAAGAACCACTTTACTAAAGATCATTATGATTATCATAAGTATCGTGGTAAGACTAGAGCAACTAATGCAGCTTTCTATAAGAGAAAGGATAGATTCTGGTTTGAGAAATTTGCACGACAGAAAGATGATAAAGAAATAGTAGATTTTTTTGTATCTAATTTTATATACTCCACTGATCCAGGAACCATGTGGATTGGTGAGATGATTAAGGAAGGTGAGGGAAGATATCAGGAATGGAAAAAGAAAACTCAATCACTTTCTTATATTTTTAAGGAGGAAGTCAACAATTTATTTGATAATAATAAAGTAGATGAAGTCTTTGATTGTTCTAATGGACATCCTTTAATTTTGAAGAGTTATTTGGGGAAGAAAACCTCACTTGAAACGTTGGTAATATGTGATAGAATATTTGAGTATAGGAAAGACTTTGATCAGAGACTGAATGATCCTGTATGGGAAACCGTCAGTCGGAAGATTAAAAAGTACATGCCATTCCTAAATATAGATGTACCCCGTTATAAAAAGATTCTAAAGGAAACTGTTCTATGAGTTTTTTTCAATCTGATGTAGTCCGTGCAGAGATGGCGGAAATTAGTGAACTCCAAGAGGAGGTTTATAATAATGTATTTAAATTCCCAACCATGTCTAAGGAAGATCAACAATATCATGTTGATATTCTAGAGAAACTTTTGGATAAACAAAGGGTTATGTATACTCGTTTGAGTTTATCTGAGGATCCTCAGGCAAAAGAAATGAAAAAACGCATTACAGAATCTGCATCTATGTTTGGTCTTCCAGAGAATGTTGATATGAATACCCTTTTTAATCAAATGGGTCAGGCAGTGGGGATGATGAAACAGCAGATTGACAAAGGAATCTAATTCTTTTATAATAGAAAGGTACACACAAGCCAAATCTCAACAAATACGAGGTAATCTAATGTCATTTAAAGACTTAAAAAAGCAATCCTCTCTAGGATCTTTGACTCAAAAACTAGTTAAAGAAGTGGAGAAGATGAATACTACTAGTGGTGGAGCAGATGAAAGACTCTGGAAACCCGAAGTAGATAAAACAGGTAATGGTTATGCTGTTATCCGTTTCTTACCAGCACCAGAAGGCGAAGAGATTCCATGGGCAAAGATGTATTCCCATGCATTCCAAGGACCAGGTGGTTGGTATATTGAAAACTCTTTGACCACAACAGGTGGTAAAGATCCTGTATCAGAACACAATCGTGAACTATGGAACAGTGGTAATGAATCTGACAAGGATGTTGTTCGTAAGCAGAAGCGTAAGCTTTCTTACTATGCAAACATCTATGTTGTAAAGGATCCTGCCAATCCTTCTAATGAAGGAGGAGTATTCCTTTATAAGTTCGGTAAGAAGATCTTTGACAAGGTTATGGAAGCAATGCAACCAGAGTTCGAGGATGAAACTCCAATCAATCCTTTTGATTTCTGGCAAGGTGCAAACTTCAAGTTGAAGATTGTTAAGAAGGATGGTTACTGGAACTATGATAAGTCAGAGTTCGATGTAGTCTCCCCTCTTCTTGAAGATGATGATGCATTAGAAGCATTGTGGAAGAAGCAGTATTCTCTTGCTGCTGTAACTGCTGCGGATCAGTTCAAGTCTTATGATGACTTGAAGAAGCGTCTTGATTATGTTTTAGGACATAAGCAACCTACTCGTCGTGTATTCGATGAAGAATTAGAAGACGAAAGTGAAGGTCGTGGATCATTTACTCCTGACTTTAAAACAAGTAAGTCAACACCAGTAGCATCTGCTAGTTCAGATGAGGATGATGCACTAAGTTATTTCCAGAAACTTGCTGAGGAATAATTATTGATATAGTCTAATATTTTCTGCAACTTGAAGGGTTTCATCCAGATATTGGGTGGAACCTTTTTTATATGTCATCATTTCTTGCATATCATCTTCGACTACTGGTAGATAAGCTGCTTTAAGGATGAATATACTTCTTTTTTTATCTTCAATTTTTATTTCATAATCATAGTTGGTTACTTCTTCTACGATTTCTGAAGATGTTTTGATCATTTCTTTTTGAAGATACCAATCATAATAAGTAACCGAATAGTCCGATTCTACTTGGAGTTCGGCAGGAACTATCACTGCTCCTCCTTGATTTTTTACTTCTTTGGTTTGGTAATGGTGAGTTGCATTAATTTTATCATAGGTTCCATACTTATCGAGAAGATACCTATCAAAATCTCTTTGTGGTAGAGGCCATTCGCTTTGAATGTTAATTATATTATTAGAAAGAAGAACTACCCAGTCTAATTCTGAATCTCCATATACTTTAGAGGAAACATTATCTGGTCTATCGTCTCCTTCAATTTCATATTTGGTGAAGAATGCTAGGTTTTGAAAGATATCTGGTGCTAGTTGTCCTCTTTTAAAAAGATTTTTGACAGTAATATAATCTGATATTTTAGCATCAGGAAGTCTGCTAACATATTCAAAGTCGGGAAGTTGTTTGAAATAATTAGACATCTTAGTAACCTATTTGTGCTGGTACTCCGCCACCTGTTGAGGGAACGGTAGAAGTGTTAGCAGAAAGATCATCATTAAATTCATAATCATCATTAAAGACTGCTTCAAGTTCTTTGAATTGCATAGTCATAACATATTGTGTCATTACACCATCTTCATAAGTTGCATAGTTACCATCAGGTGTATAATTAACTGTAAGATTTTGTAAGGCACATTCTTTAAATCTATTTAAGTATTGATGATCTCTACCTCGATGTAGGTAGTTAATTTTAAATGTATTAGGAGTTTTTAAGAATAATTTACCTTCGGTTCTTTGAGGAGCCATTCCTTGTTTAAAAAATCGTATAATTTTAATAACACTTTGGGCTTCTTTTCTACTTCTTGGGCTTAGTTTAAAACTAAAAGAAAATGGTCTTAATTCAGGTCTTTTGAATAATAATTCCATATTAGGATTCATTATTGCTCCTGCTTGTCTTCCTATCATTGCATTAAACTGGACTCCTGTTGCATTGGCTACGATAGCAGTTCCTAGTGCTGCTTTTAATTTATCTTTATTAGCAGAAATTGCATCTCCCACGTTAGTCATGTCAACTTTGTTGTTGATGAGTGCTTCGAGTGCAAGGTTAGCAACAGCAGCTTGCAATGGATTTTGAGTATCTTCCCCCCAGCTTACTACATTAGTATCATTAATTTCTCCTGGAATAGGAAGGGTAACAGATCCAAGTATTTTTCTATCACTTAGTGTTTTTCCGCCTCTTCTTCCTTGTTCAAACCCACTCATATTATCTTGGGTTATATTTTTATATTTTCTGGGCATGTATTCAAGCATACTAAATTTCATTACATCTTGCAGTTGATCTCTTAAAGCAAGAGGATAAACCATTGTTCCAAAATTTTGCCTGGTAGCAGCACTTGCTTTTACCCCATCTTTAAGACTTTGAAGTCCTGTGGAAAGCATTTGTGCGTCTTTATTCGCTTCTGTGTTACTAGATTGTTGATTAGTATTTAATAATTCTCGTGCATTCTTTTCAGATTCTGCAACACCTTGTATGGAATTTCCTAATCTTTGTTCTCCATCTTCTAAATTAGAACCCGTTTGTTGATCTCTCTCTACTGTTGTGAGGGCTTGGTTAATTACACCTTTGGTATTTTCTGATTTACTAAAATATTCTACTTCAAAATCTCTGGCAGTCGTGGATTTTCCACTTGCCGTTTCATCAAAGTTCCATTTCTTAGTCTTACCATTTAGGGCTCCTACTCTTCTATCCTTACCAAATTCTTCATTCCATAATTCAACTTCCCCAGTCTTTTTATTGACTAGGGTAAAATATTTTTCTCCCTTCGGACCGAGAAATCTATTTGCTGGTTTGTCGTCTCCGTAGAAACCTTTGACGTTCGCAGTCATTTATAATTTCTTTATTTAATTATTTAGGAGGAACTTTCCATATTGTAGTGAGAGTAACTCATCTAACTCCTGATTCTCTACTATGTATAGTTGTCCGGCGAGTTCATCCCATGTATAATTCCTATATTTTTGCCAATGAAAGTTTAATCCTCTGAATCCCCATGGAAATAATTCCATACATGCAATCAGGGGATGTTGATCATAGGTTTCATTAGGAGTCTTGGCATTATATACAAAGGTATAAAAATTTCCTGGATCTGGTATGGGAGTAACTGTTTGATTGAATACTTCCATAATGATAAGCATTATTTCTTCTGGATCAGTTGTATTTGCTTCTTCAACTAATCTTTTAAGTTCTTCTACCCGTGCAGTAGGAGATTTTTTTAGTTCTCCTTCAAACCCAAAGGTCTCAGATTGTTCTCTCTGTCTTTGGAGTTCTCTTTCTCTTCTTTGTTGGAGGGTTTTCCTTGGCATTATTGTATACCTAGTTCTCTTTCAGTAATGATTTTGAATTCAACTCTATGATCTTTACACCATTCAGATGCCGCTGCCCACTTTGCTTGATTAACTGCATATGTTTTACATTCATAGAGATAGGATTGAGTTATTTTTTTACGGGGTTTAGGTGGTCGTGTTTGCTTTCTGGGTTTAACTTCAATGACATAGGTTTTAAGATCACCTGAGTTTTCTTTAACCTTTATAATAAAGTCTGGAAAGTAACGACGAACCTTCCCATCAGGAGCACGGTATGGTATAAAGAACTCTTCACTTCCCCACTCTACGATACTCTCATTGATGTCACAGTAATTACAGAACTTTCTTTCCCAAGAACTACGACAGATAATATTGTTTGGATTACCCTTATATTTCTTAGGTTTAGTGGGTTTAAATAAACTTTTCTTACTTTCGGCCATACATAATATATAAGGTATAAAATATTTATAAATGCCTACACCAAAAACAGTTTCTCAAATTAAAAACGATTTATTATCTCCTGCTTTAACTTCTCATTTTGAAGTGGAGATTGGAATTCCTGATGATCTTAGGAGTTACTTAGGTTTTAGTAGACAAGGTAAGTTAAATCTCCTGTGTTCGGAGGTAGATCTTCCTGGATCTCAAATGATAACGCATGATGTTAATAATGATTTTACAGGAGTAAGAGAGAAACATGCATATAGAAGAGTCTTTGAAGAGCAAACTAATTTTACTTTTTATGTAGATTCTGGTGACTACACTCCCATTAGATTCTTTGAATCCTGGTTAGAATTTATATCAAATGGAAGACAGATTTCTCCTAGAGATAATCCTACTCAATTAAAATTGGAGAATTATTTTTATAGAATGAGATATCCTGATAGTTATACCGCCGCAGGATTAAAAATTATTAAATTTGAAAAAGATTATAGACGCACATTAGAATATGAATTTGTAAAAAGTTTTCCTTTGGCAATAACTTCTATGCCAGTTTCATATGATGGTTCTGATCTTTTAAAATGTACTGTGTCTATGACTTACATGAGATATGTTGTTACTAATTTAGATTGGCCACAATCTTTTCCTTCTATCCCTCAGATATCTGGTATAATAGATCAAGCGAATAGGAATACGGGTGGGTTTGCTGGACTTGTACTTGATCGTGTTGGAGCAGCACTACCTAGAGGAGCAAGGAATGTAGTTGGAGCATTATCTAATTTTCTCTAATAAATAAACATACTGAAATAATCTATAGGATATTATGCCTTTACCAAAGATTGCCACGCCAACATATGAGTTGGAGTTACCTTCCACTGGCGAAACTATTAAATACAGACCTTTTTTAGTTAAGGAAGAGAAACTTTTAGTTCTTGCATTGGAAAGTGAAGATACTAAACAAATTACAAATGCTATTAAGGCAGTACTTAAATCGTGTATTCAATCCAAAGGGGTGAAGGTAGAAGCACTTCCTACTTTTGATATTGAATACTTGTTTCTTAATATTAGAGGCAAATCTGTCGGAGAAGAGATTGAGGTTAATATTATATGTCCCGATGATGAGAAGACTCAGGTTCCTGTAAGTATTAATATAGATGATATCGAAATGCAATTTAGTGATGACCATACTAATAAAATTAAACTTGATGATAATTTGATGATGGAGATGAAGTATCCTTCATTGGATGAATTTATTAAGAATAATTTTGATTTTAAAGAAACCAATCAAATGGATCAATCATTTGCATTGATTGCATCTTGTATTGATAAAATTTATAATGATGAAGAGGTATGGGCAACTGCTGATTGTACTAAGAAGGAAGTGAATGAGTTTTTAGAGCAGATGAATTCCTCCCAGTTTAAAGAGATTGAAACATTTTTTGAAACTATGCCTAAGTTATCTCATACTATTAGTGTTACTAATCCCAAGACAAAAGTAAAAAGTGATGTATTACTGGAGGGTTTAGCGTCTTTTTTCGCGTAAGCATGGTGCATATGAGCTTGGCTTCTTATTTCAAGCTTAATTTTGCGTTGATGCAGTACCATAAATATAGCTTAACAGAGATAGAAAATATGATGCCTTGGGAACGAGACATCTATGTGGGTCTTCTTCAACAACATCTTGAGGAAGAAGAACTAAAAGCAAAGCAACAAAAAGCTAATGCCTAATAGTAGACAGAACTTAATATCACAGTCTTCTTTCCTATCGGGACAAAAAGAGAGGATCGGTGGTGGGATGAGTGCTAAGAGGTCTACTATAACTGGTGCTGCTTTTAAGAAAGGAACCAGTCAGGAATCTAGTGAGAATATTGGGAACAGAGTTTCAAATAATGAGAGGAAGATTACTCTCTTAAAAAATATTATAAAAGCACGAAAAGGGAATGTAGATAAAAAAATTGGTAGAGGTTCTACCTTTGAAGGTATTTTAAACTCTATTGCTTCTACGGTAGATTCTATTAGAGATACTTTAATAGGAAGAGAAGACTTTGATAAAGATCAACAAGAGAATGCTCGACGTAAGCAAGAGGAAGAGGACCGATTAAAACAAGAAAAGGATGCGGAGAAGGATAAGTTTCAAGGCTTAAAGAAGATAGGGGATAAAGTAATTGCACCTGTCAAGAGTTTGTGGGAGAAGATATTTGGTTTTATTACAACCATTTTCTTTGGAAAAATATTGATGGGGTTACTGGATTGGGTAGCAAATAAAGATAATCAAAAGAAAATAGGTTCCTTTGTTAAATTCATTGGTACTTGGTGGCCTGCATTGGTAGCAGCAGTTTTATTATTTGGTACAGGATTTGGAGGATTGGTAGCTGGGTTAGTTGGTGCAGCCGCCGCAGCCATTCCTTCATTAATAGCAGCAGGTGCCGCCTTAGCTAAGTTTATAGCACTGAATCCCGTAGTGGCAGCCCTGTCTGCTGCTGCACTGGCAGGTGGAGCCTTTGCTCTGAGTAAGGTCATGGGTGGAAAAGGAAAGGAGGGTGATAATAAGAAGGAAGACCTTCCGATAGAAGCCGGTACTAAAGGAAAAGATTTTAATGAAGGTGGCTTTGTATCAGGTCCGGAGGGAAGAGATAGAGTTCCAGCAAAACTAACTGCTGGTGAGTTTGTTATGACTAAAGGTGCCGTTGAGAAGTATGGTGTAGATACTCTTGCAGGAATGAATGCAGCCGCAGGTGGAACTAATAGACCAAGGGGAGGTAGATATAATACTGGTGGAGAGGTTAATGCTAGATTTGATATGAACACAGGAAAGGGATTTATTAATGAAAAAGAAGTTCCAATGGATGAATATATGAAGTTTCAGAATATGTCTAGTAAAGAAAAATTAATGCAGTATGGTACTGAAATCTTAGGTCAGGATCCTAATAAGTCTATTCTTCCAGAGAATGAGAATCCTTCTATGAAGGGTAGTGATGAGGGTGGTAAGGGAAGTTCACCCATGAAGGTTGGTGATAAGAGTGGTGAGAACATGGATAAGAACCTAGAGAAAGAGAAACAAGAAAATAAAGAAAAAGCGGTTCCTATTTACAATAGTAGAGGAAGAATAATTGGTTATAAGAAAGTTAAGGAGGTAGAGTTATCAAAGGATCAGAAAACAAAATCTGCCGATGGAATATCTAAGCCCGTTTCTAAGGCAAAGAATGCAGTCATGGCTTATAACGCGGCCAAAGATGAGGGAGTAAATGCCGCTAGTAATGCAGGATTAGGTGGAGGAGCAGGTAATGCAGTTCCTTCTTTTGAAGCAGGATTGATGAGAGATCCTTCTAAAATTAGAACCTTGGGGATAATGATATTGTAAGATGGCACTAGGACTTGTTGGTGGGGGATTAAAAATATTAGGAGGAGCGGCTAAAAAAGCTGGTGGTGGCATGAAGATGGCTCGTAAGATTTTTAAAAGAAAAGATGATAAGAAGAAAGAGTTACCGCAGAAAGAAACGGGAGAGGAAACATCTGAAAGCACAGTAGATAAAACTCAGAATCCACGGATTAGTTTTGATTCTCCCGATGTTTCCCAAAGTATTAGTAAGGCAGGAGGGGGTGGAGAAAGTGAAAGTTTAGAGGGAACTGCATTTAGAATAAAGAAAAGTGTGGTTGATATTGATACTTTACTTAAAGGATCTCTTGCCTTAGATAAGATGAGAGCAACTAAGAAGCGAAGAATAGCAAAGCAATCTAGGAGAAAAAAGCAAGAGACTAAATTTGAGAAAGTTAAAAGTGTAGGAAAGGGTTTAGGAAGGTTTGTACCTAAGAAGGCGAAGAGTGTTATTGGCAGAGTAATTAATTTTTTTGTTACGATGTTCTGGGGTTTCCTAGCACTGAAGTTCTTTGATCAGCTTCCTAAACTCTTAGGTTTAGTGACCATCCTTAATAATGTAATGAACTGGTTAGTTAAATGGGGTGGCAGAATTTTAAATGCTTTTGTAACGCTGGTCCATTGGGGTGATAAAATGTTCCAAGGATTAAGAAAGGGTGTAGGGAAATTATTTGGGAAGAAGGGACAGGCAATATTTGATAAGTTAAGCGGTACTTTAAAGTGGGTATTAAATCTTGCTGCTATTGCGGCATTGACAACAGCAGCAGTACTGATGAAGAGTACTAGTCTTGCTTATTGGAGAGGATTTAGAGATGGTTCAATGGGAGGAAAGGGAAGAGTAGCAGGGAATATTCTTAAACATGGATTGAGACGTGCTCCCAAGAGATTATTAATTAAATTATTAGGTAAGGGTAAAGCGAAAGCAGTATTGGGATTTGGGAAAGCTGCATTAGCAAAGACTACAGCCTTCGCTGCTGGTATAGGAACATTTGCTGCTCCTGCTGTTGCAGCAGCAAAAGTTATAGCGGTTATGGGGTTGTTCACTGCGGTTGGAGAAGGCGGGGGACAGCTCACTACAAAAGGTAGACAATGGAATAAAGGTTTAGAAAAAAATGCGGAAGAGAATAAGAAATTGAAATGGTGGAATCCAAAAAGGTGGGGATCATGGATGCTGTGGAAACTGGGAGAGGTTGCTAATAGGGTTTTTGGAGCTTTCTTTGGATTGCTCGACATTCTTGGTACGCCAATCAGATATTTGATAGAATTGGTGCGTTATCCTTTCCTTGATCAACAAGGTAAGGACAAACAAAGAAAGAATATGGCAAAGTTTGATGGAAGAATTAGAGAACAGTTTCGTAGACTTTTTAATGCGTTTGATTTCTTAGGGAAAGTGAGTGATGAGACAGGTGGATGGGGAAATATCTATGGACAGGAAGGAAGAGCAGGGGCGGGACAAAAAGATCTTAATAGAAAATTAAATTTTGATCCTACTGGTGATGATAAGTCTGCTTCCATCAGTAAATCTACTTCCTATGAGGAAGATGGACCTGTGACGATTGTAATAAATGATAGTGGATCTCAGAAAGAATCTTCTTCTCCATCAGGTATGAGTGGGGATACTGCTGAACTGTTAGCGGGATTATCTGGTGGTAATACTTCGCGTGGAGATAGTAGTGCCTTTGAAATACTTCATAAAGGGGCTTAAATAGAACTAGGAGGAGATAATCTATGCCATCTAATGCTACTGTTAAGAAAAGAACCGCCCAACGTCAACGTAATAGGGAAAATGTAGAGGCGGGAAATATTATTAGACCTGCTCCCGGAGGTCCTACTACCCAAGAGAGACAAAATGCGCGAAGGTTTGGTAACAAGCGAAGAAGAGAGAATCTTGCTAAGTTTGGTAAGCCTGCTGGTCCTGCTAATGTTAAAGAGGTAACTGTTTTTTCTAATAAGAATAGGGATAATGTTAATCTGACTGGTGGTATGATACGTTTGATGTATTATGAAAGTCTTTTATCTAATTGTATAAGATCTACATTCACTTATACCGATGCAGGAAATTCGGCAAACAATCAAAAGCAATGGACGAGTTGTAAGAATACGACGAGTGCTATTGATGGATTACCTATTGTAGGAGAAGAGAAAGTTAATTTAGAGTTCACTGATAACAGAGGGACGACTTTAAATCTTGATATGTATGTTAATAAGGTTACTCCTCTTGATGATGAGACTACTAAGTCTGCTGCTCAATTAGATCTAGTATCCAAAGAATTTATTATGAATGAGAAGGGTCAGAGTAGAGTACAGGTTGTTTATGAGGGTAAGATATCTGAACATATTAAAAAAATTCTTAATGAGAACTTAAAGACTACGAAGTCATTAGATATTGAGGAGACGGGCGCAAAGAATTATAATTTTATTGGTAACAATAAGAAACCTTTTTGGTGTATGAATAATCTTGGGACCAAAGCAGCTCCTAAGAAAAATAAAAAGGGAAATACCGCAGGATTTCTTTTGTATGAGACTTCTGATGGTTATCATTTCAAATCTTTAGATACTTTATTGGGACAGAAAAAGAAAAAATCTATCATCTATAATGAAACCTTAGATGGAGTGACAAAAAGTATTCCTGCGGGATATGATCTTAAAGCATTGGAATATAGTAGAGATAATGCAGTTAATGTGCAAGGTAAGCATATGATGGGTGGATATTCTACTCGTTGTATCTCTTTTAATCCTTTTAGTTGTGAATATAGTGAGGAAATTCTTTCTGCTGATACAAGTTTAAGTGGTTTGACTGGTGAGGCTCCCGGAAATCAAGAAGAATTAACTTTGGCAGGAAAAAATTTCTGGCAATCTAATAAGGAATTTGATAGTGAAGAACTTAATAAATCTTTTACTCGAACTACTTGGAATATAAAAGACACGGGAACTTTACCTGGTGGAAAAACCGATCAACAAATTGATAAATCTAAGGAAGAGAATTTTGAATTGGAAAATATATTTAATCAATCTATTCAGAGATATCAACAGTTGTTTGGACAGGTGAGTACAGTTGTAGTGGCAGGAGATTTCTCTTTACATGCAGGAGATGCTGTGTTTATAGATGCTCCTAAGTTAGAAGCAGATAAGAAATTAGAGAATTGGAATGAAGAAAGTGGGGGAGTCTATGTTATATCTGATATATGTCATTATATTTCACCCAAAGAAACTTATACTAAGATGAATCTCATTAGAGATTCTGTTGGTAGAAAAGGAACCCATACATCACGCGGGTCAGGGACCTTGTAAGGGTGTATAATAAATACAAAAGTAAGGGACTAATTTTATGACTACTGAAATTCCAAAGCACGATTTAGACCACGAAGTCTATCTAGATCCTAAGGATCATAAAGAACATATCAATCATGGTATGTTAGAATATAGTGAAGCTGACTTAGAAATGCACAATGATGCATTTCATGCTCATAGTGAAGAGGAAGTTGATAAGAGTGATGCACAGATTAATGACTGGCATCAGCGACATCAAGATAAGAAACTTGAAGTTTATTGTGACAACCATCCCGATTCATTGGAGTGTCGAGTATACGATGAATAAGATATGGAAGTAGGATCATTATTTAATTCTGGTATACTGGGGCAATCTTTCAACTGGTGGATGGGACAGATTGCCGATGATTCTACATGGAGAGAAAACATTAATCCAGGTAAGTTTGAGGAGAGGGAAGCAATTCCTGGGTGGGGTTATCGATATAAGGTGAGGATTATGGGTCTTCATGATCGAGCAACGGAGGTTATTGAATCCGAAGAACTTCCTTGGGCTACGGTAATGTATCCTATTACAGGTGGGGGTGGACAAGCAGGTGCCTTTGCTACACCTGCTCTGCGACAAGGGAATGTGGTTTATGGATTTTTTATGGATGGTGGACAAGAACAAGTGCCTGTTATTATGGGAGTGTTGGGTAATAATCTTCAAACGAAACTGCAAACCAAGACAGAATTAACTGGTGGACTTGCTTATTCTGGTGTAAGTGGGTATGCCGAAACAGAAAAACCAAAATTAGAAGCAGAAGATAAGGTGCCTGATAGTGATATGACAATATCTAAACCAGGATCTAAGGAACAAAATATTGAGAAGTCGGCTTTGAGTATGATGGGACTCGGAGGAGGTGGTGGTGGCACCAATTCATTGACAGAACAAGCAAAAACCAAAACCATTAGGACTTATATTGGGGATGGTTTACAGGAGTTAGTGGGTCGAACTCCTGCTCGTCTCAGAAGAGATGACCAATACAATTAAGGGAGGAGAATAATGTTAGATAAGTTTGGATTACCTACAAATCTTCCTCGTACAGCAGGAGAGTTAAAAGACATTCAGAATGCTCTGGGAGATGTAGAGAGTTTAAAAAGTCAGTGGTTGGCGAATGGATTTAATCCAGGTGAGATAGAAGAGTTTGCTAATAGCTTTGTAAAGAATAAAGTTGTTGATGGTCTAAGGAATCGGGTTGCTGATGCTGATTCGCCTACGAGTCCTGCACAACCAGGAGCTACACTTGAAAGTGAAGCAATTCATGTAGTGAGTGTTGGTGATGTCAGAAGAGAAGAAAAGTATCAAGAAAAGACTCCTGTAAGTAAAGTACAAGATCCTGTTGATTCTGCTACGAAGGGAATGCAGATAACTATTGAGAATGTGAGTAATCAAATTAATAAAGTGATGGAATCCTTTGGAAACTATGCAGACATGGCATCCATGGGACAAGGACAACAGGATATTGAAAAGTTAATTGAAGATGCCGCATCTGTTAACTCTAAGTATATGAAAACCATCATGAATAAGATGATGGAGTTTACTAATAAGACAGTAAATGCAGAACTATCTGCTGCTATATCTTCTATGCCAGCAGGAAAGCGAGCAATGTTTGCTGACATGAAAAATTTAATGAATCAAAATAGTCTTCAATCTTTTGGTGATATTTCCAATGGTATGCAGGGAATGTTGGGTGGTATTTTAAAGCAATCTTTTAATGTAGATTCTTTGATACAACAAGCACAACAGAAAGCACTTAATCCTATTACTCCTATGAGTAATTTGATGAATATTAAAGATTGGATTCCTAGTATGCCTGTAACCAAAGGGGAGAAAGTTAGATTTAGAAACAATGTATATACCGTAGAGGAATCGGGAAGGACTGGTACTACTCTTCCTATTGAAAGAGATGGTTCTCAACGCAGTGGAAATACTACTCTAAAATTTGATTCCTTAGTTGAGGGTGATGGTGAGGATGTTAAGTATGGGGATGTGGGAACTTATCCCAAGGTTCCTATTTGTTATGCAGAAAATATTATTGGTCAAGCACTGGGTGCTAATAAGCAAGCAATAGATCAAGCAACTAGTAATATTATCGATGGAGTTAATGCTTTTATTGGTGACATGCAATCTGAGTTAGAAGAAATGGATAAGAAAATGCAACCTAAGGCATTTGATAATAGTGGGGAAGGAAAGGTTCTTGGATTTAGTGATGAAGAAGGTGGAGGAAATATACAGGGTGGTAGTTATTATATAAGTGGAGATGATATTGGGGTGACTGGATCAGGAACTGTGCGACCTGTTGGTGTTTCATCTACTGCTCCTGGACCAGGTAATGGATTGACTGTAAATATTAGAGTTAGTAAGGGTGGTGCTACGGGTACAACAGAAGGTGAGTTATATATTAAAATACTTGATGGTGGATCAGGATATAATACTGGGGGTGGAACTCCTAGTAATACTGGTACCAATACTAATGAAAGTACCACGGGTGGATCTGGAACAGGATGTTTAGCAAACATTACATATTCAGGTGGGATAGGAACCAAGGTTACTATTACGGAAGGAAGTGGTGGGACGAATTACATAGCCGGAGATATATTGACGGTTACGGGTTCTAATGGTGGATCGGGATGTACGTTTGAGATTATTAAACCACGGGGTCGTATTGACTCTATGATAGGAGTTAATCCTGGTATCGTAGTGAATAATCCGGGACAAGGATATCAAGTAGGAGAATTAATTACGGTAGAGAGAGAAACCTATGCTGGTGTTGCACCTGATGCGACCTTTACTATTACTAGTGTCTCTGATTCTGGTCCAGTTAAGATGGAAGCTCCCAAATCAGGGAAAAATAAACCTCAGAGTATGGGTAGTATGTTGAGTAAGATAGGAAATATTGGGGGAAGTTTAACTAGCGCATTGAACTTTAAAAATATAACATCGAATGTTTTTCCCTTTGAGCTTCCTCCTGTTCCTGCTATGTCCGATTTCTATACTCTGGCAAGAGGGTCGGGTGCCATGCCTGATGGTGAGATGCCAAGCATGAAATCAATCGGTGATGCTGTTGCTAAACAATTCCCAACACCACCCATTAAAAATCCATTATCATTTGTTCAACCTGTTAAGGATGCGGTGGATGTTATTCAGGATTCTGATTGGGATGATGCAAAGAATGCAAGTCAGGAAGAACTTGATGAAGCATTTGATATCTACTAATAAATATACCTATGACATTTAATCTGTTTCAACCTCCAACGAAATGTGATATTAAAGTCGGTTATGTGTCAACCGATAGAGGATATGTGGCGGGTATAGGTATTCATGATGCAAATGTGTATGCAAAAGCAAATCCAGGAACTACTTTCATCTTTGCAACACGAGAAAGAATTAGATATTTAAACATTAATGAAGTTAATAAATTAACTCCTAATGATCTCACCTCAGAAGTAGATGAGTGTAAAGGGATTCAGATGGATAAAAAGTCTGAGGATGCTCCTGTTAAAGTAATCTTTATGGGTGGTGGTGGAATAGGTGCTCAGGCTAATCCTATTATTGGTAGAGATGGTGGTCTTATTGGAATTGATATGGTGCATCGGGGATTTGGTTATCAATATCCCCCTATTGTAGAAGTAAAAGATGAATCTGGGAGGGCAGCTGGTGCTGTTGTAATCGCAGGAATTGGTACTACGGCAACTGTTTTTGAAACTTATGAGGATGAAGAGGATTTTGAGGTCTATGATTTAGAAACTTGTGCTCCTAAACAAGTAGGATTTGGAAGTGTATATAGTATTGATGGGAAGAATATCGGATCATGGAATCCTAATCGATATGTTAATCCTTCTACCACACCTTTTCAAGAAACCGTTGAAGATTATATTAAAACTTTAAGGGAAGTACAGAATCCATGGTGGACTACTCGTAAAGAGCCTCCGTTGAAGTTGACCGGAGATGGTAAAACTACTAGAAATTTTTATAAAGTAGATCATTCCGCATGGGGTGAGTTTCAAAATTCATATGCAATTTCTCCCAAACCAAAATCGAATGTAAAAGGATCTGATTTTGCAGGAAGGTGGTATACTTTTGAATGGGATTTAGATGTTCCATTTGATGGAGAGTATAAGTTTAGAGGAACCAGAGACAATAGAGGAAAATTATATATTAACAATGAATTTGTTTCTGATTTAGATTCTTTTAAATCGGGACCATCCCCCATTAAAAAGGTATTGAAGGAGGGAATGCAGAAGTTAAGATTAGAGTTGTTTAATATTCCTATTAAAGAGAAGTTTAAAGTTCAGCAAGAAGGTACGGGACCACAACAGGATGTAAGAAATGAGATTCAAGTTGCAGGAGTAGATTTTATCCAGAAAAGTAATGGATATTTTATGAAGGTAGGGGGAAATGTAGAGACCGAAGTATCTCTTAAACTGGAATATAATGATAATCCACGGACTGCTGGCACTGCTATCACCAAGATTATTATTCCTAATACTGATGGACCTGATCTTATTTTAGAAAGAGAAAAGAGTGGTGATACTTTTAAGAGGAAGGGTTCTGTTTCAGCAAAGGGAGTCTTTCAGCGTAGTGAAGAAGGATATGGACCTATTCAATTGTTTGGAAATGATGGGGGATCCAAATTAGTTAAGAAAAATACTGCTTATGGGCCAGAGACGAATAGGTATGGAGTAATAAACTTCTTTGATACACATGGTACAGATGTAAATGCTTCTTTAAGAACATTAAGTGCAGTAAATTTACAGGATGCAAGAGAAGTTAAAGGAGCAATTACTGGATTAAAATCTAGCGAAACCCAAGAGGTAGCCACTGTTTTTAATACAGTTGATTATATTGAGAAAGCAAATAGAAAACTATGGAGAACTAATGTTTATAATCGAGGAGGATTTATAAACGAGTATGGTATTTGTCCTTTTGATACTACGGTTACTTTAAATGACAATCCATATGCAGGAACTCATCAAATTATTTGGAGTAATGTTAATTTCCCTGTGACAGGAAATTATGTCATTGAAATAGAGGTGGATGATAATGTAAACTTAAAGATAGGAGATCAAGTTTCTATTCGTAAGGAAGGATTTAAACCAGGAACAACAGTAGGAACAGGAAAGTATCGTCAAGTTCATTCTATAAAGAAAGGAAATCATACTATTACGGCGGATTTAGATCAGATTCCGGGGGGTAGGTTTGGTTTTGATGGGATTAAAGGTATTAATCCTATGGCATTGGCAATTAATATTGAGACTGTATTTTCGGAGAAAGAAAGGACAGTTCAGAAGTCTTGGAATGAAAATCCTATGGGGGTTGCATTAACTATTGAAGCACCTGCACCTCCCATTCCTCAACAACCTGTGCCAGTACAGACAGGGGCGTGTCCTCCTAATCCTTTCTGGACTACCCGATTTCCTGCCAAACAACAGTGGCATCCTGTGGTATCTAAGGCATGGGGTAAGTTTCAAAATAAGTATGCCATGTCTCCTGTGGCTCCTTATGATACTAGGAATACCTCAGGTGGGGGAGGAATTTTTACTAATGAATGGACTATTGATGTTCCTTATGATGGATATTATAAGTTGAAGGGAACCGTAGATGATGAAGCCAAGTTTTGGATTAATGGAGATATGGTTTTAGATCTGAGTAAAGGTAATAAAAAGGGAGGACATTTTAAGGGATCAGGTGCAGAAAGTAAATTCTTTTTAAAGGAAGGATCTGCCACCATAAAGGTTGAGGTTCATAATTATAAATTTGAAGAAACTCAATTAATAGATCAAAAGATTTTTAATACTGCTGATTGGTTAGGTGAGACTCCTCTTCCTGCGGCGAAGAAGAGTGTAAGATTTAAGATTACATCAGGTTCTATGTTTTCTAATGGAATAGAGATTCCTGAATTAGGTATTAATTTTGCTAAGGAATATACTCCTGTTAGAGATGCAGATGGAAATCTTTTAGGTCAAAGAGGTCAATTAAAAGAAGCTTTAGTAAAAGAAGTAGAGATTAATAAAGTTTATACTATAAAGGTAACAAGTAAAGAAACAAAACATGGAGTAAGATTAAGAGCAAAAGGATCTGTTTTACAGATGGAAGATCATACTGATGGAGATTGGACTGATATTCAGTGTGCTGTTAGTGATGGAAGATTCTATGATTTTAAAAATGGTCCTAATGAAGCAACTTGTAAGTTTATAGTTACTAAACCACCAAAAGTAAGTGATAAAGGAAGTTTGGTCGGCGGAACAGTAAAGGATGGATCAACTTATGAAGGTCCTCGTTTAGGAAGTTATATGGGATCGGATTTAGGACGTACTTTTACTCCTTTCCATACAGATCCCGTAGAGATTATGGATAAGACTTGGAATTTAAAGTGGAGGAATGTTAATTTTCCAGAAAGTGGAACCTATACTATAAATCTTCTTTCAGATGATACTTTAACTGTTAAGATTGATGGAAGGGAAGTTGGTTTCGCAAAAGTATTTCAGAATGTAAGAAATTATAATTTTGAGATGTCGGCAGGAAGACACACAATAGAAATGGTACTCACTAATATTCCAGCTCCTTTGGGAAGTACATTTAGAACTAATCCAACTTATGGTGCTGTTGTTATAACGAGAAAGGTAAGAGTAGGAACAGGTATACTTAAACCTTGGTCGGTTAATCCTGTTGGGGTTTCTGCCAAACTTATTCCTCCTCCTTGCCCTAAGGCAGTAGGAGGAAAAGGTACGGTTGATCCAGTACGTCCTGTTGATCCAGGAAATGGATACAAACCTCCTACTGGTCCAGGATATCCTGTTGCATTAAAATTAAAAGAGATAATTGTGAAGAATAAAGGTATTAATTATAATTGTGCAGTAGATCAAGTAGTGATGGAACCTAATGAAGGAGGTGCTAAGCTTTCTATATGTAAGTGTGGTCCTTTTGGTACTATTGAAAAAATATGTGTAGATGATGGAGGATTAGGATTCACTCGCTGGCCTAACATCAGAATTATATCTGATACAGGAATAAATGCTGATTTGGTTCCTGTATTTGAACCTGTTCGTGATCCTATTGTAGTGGATCGTGATAAATTAATACAGGTGACTGATCTTGTAGGAATAAAACAAACAGGATATTATGATGGTCGTGCATATTTTGGGGCTGTTTTCTATAAAGATGGTGTGAGATATGCAGGATATTATGAAACTCCTGGTGAATTAGTACAGATTTATGATACAATGCAAGAAAGTATTGATGCTATGGTCACTACACCTCCATCAGCAATCCTCAGACAAGGTACTGATATAAGTAGTGACGATCCTCGTTTGGATATTCCAGGTACTCCCGATAATCTAGTATGACAAAAGGAACTCCGATAGTTCAGCAGAATGATAGACTAAGGAAGGATCCTCCTACTAGTCCACCAACTGATACTGCCAAGCAGAATTTTTCTGCTCAACAGTATGGAAATGCGAAGGGACATATTGCTTTTGGAAAGATTCATAAGCAAGGAGATGTTACAGAAGGAATTGGTCTTCATACTCCCGATGGAGAACATCAATTATCATTAGATATTGATGGACCAAGAGAAGGATGGACTGTTTCTACTAGTCCAGGTAATTTTATGGTGGAATGTGGGAAGAAGAATAATGATAAGATAGATAGTTTGACTCTTACTGCATGGAATGGTAATATTGTTCTTAAAGCTCACAATGGTAAGATTAGATTAGAAGCAGATGATATTGAGATGTCTACTTTTGGTAATGGATCTCAAGGTAATGTAGAAATCAATGCAGGACAGGATGTTCTTATTAATGCACAAAGAAAATTCTTGGTAACTGCTTCTTCTTATGCTAAGATTGCTAGTGCAGGTGACTTTGAAATGGCAGCCAACAGTGTGATGTCTGTCTATGGTGCTTTATTTAATGCTATTACTGATTCGGTAACAGGAAAACCTGCTAAGAATGGTAGCGGTCAACGTGAAAGATCGAAGAACAATCTTCCAAGTGCTTCTGCTGATACGGTAGCATCCCTAGATAGAGGAGCTCCCGCTGCTCAATATGTACCAGGTACTAATCAACTTCAATAAGAATTATGGATCAAAAAGACACAGTAGTTTTTGGTAAATCAATTAGAGGAGGATACGGGGCTATCTGTCCTGCCATTAAAGAAGGTGATCAAGAAATTTGTGGCAGTATGCATGTGGAAGGACCAGTAGTTTTTGGTGAACCTTCTGAGTTTGATCATGCTGGTGCAACTTTAATGGTTGGATCTCTAACTAATGATGACCCTGATTGTGAGATGCCAGAAAAATCACTTGGTATTTCAGGATCTCTTCCTACTGCACAATGGATACAAGGTGGGGTTTTCTTAGACGGAGATTTATATGTCACAGGATCTGTTGATTGTATTTCTACGGGACGTTTAGAAGCAAGACATTCCGTAGCAGATGGTCTACCTAAGAAATTTGATATTCCTCATCCATCACGGGAAGGATATCGTCTTGCCCATGCATGTATTGAAGGTGCAGAGGTTGGAGTCTATCATAGAGGAAGAGTAAGGAATAAAAAAGAGATTGAACTACCTGCTTATTGGAAAGATCTGGTACATTTAGATAGTATTTCGGTACAACTTCAACCCATTGGTGCTCATCAGAATATTATTATAAAGAGATGGGATGATGAGAAGATATATCTTCAAGCACATGGAGGTATGCCTATTGATTGTTTCTTCCATGTATATGCGGAAAGGAAGGATATTAATCCATTAACTGTGGAGTATGAAGGTAAGACTTGGGAAGATTATCCAGATAAGGACGCTAATGATCCCAAATATGCGGGTCAGAACACATGG